TCGCTTCCTCATATCCCGCATATGCTTCTGTTGTAGCGCCCAAAATGGAGCCTATAGCAGCTTGCTTGTATCCCGCTGCACGGGCTTGCCCTGACAGAATTATAGACTCTACCTCTGCCTCTTTTGCCGCTTGTTCAATACTGCTTGCATACTGAATGCGTGCCGCTGCGTCTTCAACTCCAAAGTAAACTTCAGCCAGTGCATTCAAAGATGAGCCAGTAACCTGAACACCAGACTTGGCAATCGCAACTTGCGCTGCCCCTTTTGTGTATTCGCCGCGGCGTCTAGCGCGAGATTCTTCATCCCGTTTAGCCCTTGCAAGAAGTAATGACTCATTCTCTGCAATTTGTGCGTCTCTTGCGGCGACCTGCTGCGCATATTTTGCAGCGCTTCTGTTGGCTTTATAACCAACAACGCCCTGTAGTACGGTTGCGCCCGCAGCTATTTCACCAGCCATTAAATTACCCTCGCCATTCTGTAGTAATCCTTGCCATCAGGACCATACTTTTTCATCAAACCTTCGTTCTCAAAGCCTAGCCAGCGTGCAAAACGTATAGCTTGGGCATCCTCCGAATGCACACTTGCTTGCACTCGCTGTAGATTTGCTTCATCCATAATAACATCAAAGAACTCATCAGCATATCTAGCAACCGTGACAGGCATCTTATGGGCATTCTTAGATACCATAATCCAGCCCTCACCTACGCCCTGCCACAAAACATGCACCCCACCCATAACAACTATGTCTTTATCTTTGCGGGCGGTGAGTCCCACTACATTGTTGTGGCTTTTAAATGAGTCCTTTTCTGTAGAAGAAAAACCGTATCCCAAGTCAATCTCGTCTACATCTTTTCTGTTGAATACTTCTACGTTAAGCATCGAATGTGTTGGACCTCCGCATAATCGCAAGGATTGTCATCGGCAGCGGCTGTGTCTGCCGCACTAATACCCTTGCATCATTGTCATACCCCGATGGGAAGAAGATTTCTTTGTCACCGTCAAACATAGGCACGGCTTCATCCATCGCCATGCTACTGTCGCGGAAAGGTATTCTATCCAGATTGTTTGCATCTGGGCCAACCTCTGCGCCCACGCTATCAAGGAAACGCACGGTCACGCCATGGATACGCTTAATTTTGCCCTGTGATACACCGTCATCAGCACCAGCTTCCATACGCAAGGTTTCAACCACCGAATTGTATGAGTAGCCCACATGAACCTTTGTCGAACTCCTGTCCAATGTAATGCTGCCGCTACTAACGGTCTTGTCTGCATGTGCTGCACCGTCTGCCAATATCTGTACAGTCTCACCCTCAAGGTGGTCCAGGCCGCTGATAGTGGTTGTAGCTGAACCGCTGTATGTCAGCCCACTATCTACATAGAACGCATCAGTCACATCGGCGCCAAAGTATATTGGCTTCATGTACACAATATGCCGTGTCTCAACGCTATTAATAGTGCGTTTGACTGACAGATACACTTGGTCTTCGGAGCCTGACGGTATTGACGCAATACTTTCAACAACGCCTGTGCCGCCCAGCGTATGCTCGTGCCACGCGATTGTGTTGTTCTGTGGGTCGTAGCTGAGTCCAAGCAATTCGCCATCTGAACGCACAAACCAAAGTACAAGTTCCGGCTCTTGCTGCCATGTCATATCATCCAAGCCCACGCGGGCTAGGTGTTCGGCCAACACAGTTAAGTCACGCCCGGTCAGGCCATCAACATCCAAGTTAAATGTAATTTCTTTAACCTTTGTCTGGCCCTTCTGCACCATGATTGTGCTAGAACCAGCACGCACAGGACGTACATTAGACGCGCCAAACGTAGTTTCGCGCAGTACGTTCACATTCGTAGGTGTAACAGGCTGTGTGCCAGTGCCGCCTGACAACGTAAACTCTGCGCTGCTTGTCAGGATTTGCAGGAAACGGCCCTGAATCATGTGCTTAATGACGTTTACTTGGTCGGACGCAATCGTCACGTTAATTGCTTTGTCATCCTCTGTGCCGGGAGTGTGGTTCTCAAAGTCTGCCGTCACGGACCCAAAGATGGTCTGTGGCTGGCCTGTGGTGCCTGCGTAGTACAAACGCTCCTCGTAGAACGCAACGGCCCTTGGAAAGCCTTGGTCGCCCCCAAACGCCCCTAACGACCATTTCTTTGTGGCATTTGAAGACCCAATCACATTGTGCGGCAACACGGATATACCGCCGTCATCCTCTTGGACTACAGCCGTAACTACGGTTGCGCTCGTGAACACAGTGATTTTGGCATAGCCAGTGTCATCGTGGCGGTATTCCCAATCAATGTCACCGTAGGTCTCTGTGCCGCTAGTGTGAACAGGCGGGGTGTTGCCAGATGTTTGAGTAGAACCTGTCACCTGCTTATAAACATGCCCGTTATATCGCACAAATTCGTTGTTGGCATAGCTTGTACTAGCAGCCCACTCGTCGTAAGTAACCTCAAGCACTTCGCGGAATCTAATAAGACGCCCAACATCTGCGCTGGTAAACAAATCAGCAGACGCCGTAATCGTTACAGTGCCTGTGTCAGCAGAGGCGTACAACGTAGTGTCTGTTATGTTCTCGTCGAGATACGGCCCATCAGTGAATGTGATGTCGCTAAATGTAAAGCTGGTTGCAGTTGTGCGTGTTAGCTTTGCTGGCTCATGGTTCTTGTGAGCAAAGAAAATAACATCAGCAGACTGCGTGTAGTTTAATTCAAATATCTCTGTGACTGAATAAGGTGTAGCCACCTCGACAGCGGAACCGCCAGAAACAAGCAACCCGCCATCTGTGTAAAAACGCATGTAGTTTGCGCCTAGTTCAATGACGTATGCTTGTTCATCGCTGAACTCAAACGGTATCAATCGCACCTTGCCGTTACTCTTTGACGAGCCAGCATAGTATGTGCCGGGTCTGCGTGTTGCCCCGCCCTGCGGGAACACCAGCATATTTGTCAGCTGCTGTACGCCATTGGCGTACTTCTGCAAATCAATCCTGCCCTCAAGTCGTGGTGATAACTCGCCAGACTGAAAGTTGGTGACAATAGTGGATACCCGCGCCATCTTAGAACCTTACGTTGATAAAGTCGTCAGCCATTATTCTGTCTGGCATGCCCTCTGTAGCATCGGCAGAACGTGCCTCGCGTAGTTTGTTTTGATACCGCTGCTCCATAAGCTGCGCAATGTTTGAACTTCCTGTTACTGCATATGCAGTTTCAGCTGCCAGTGCGCTGGCAATCGTGCTGGAAAGCATTGAGTCGTATGACTCTGTGTCTTCTATGCGTCCAACATACACGATGTTGCATGTGTCCTCATTGCTCAGAATCTTGCGGCCCTCAACCTTGTACATGACCTGGCTATCGTAGGCAGCGACCTCGTTGTTGACGTTGCTGTTCCAAAATGCAAGCAACCGCAAGCAGTACGGGTCAGTTGGCAATGTATACTGATATGTAAAACCAAATGCTGGCCCTACGCTGTCTTGCGCTAATGATGCGCGTGTAATCGCTACATTCCATGGGTGTGAGCGCAACACAGAGTCGCGTACCGTTTCAAAGCGACGATTGCACAACCGAGCTTCTTTTGAGTTTTCTGTTAGCGAGGTAATGGTTGCCGCGCCCAGTAGGTCCATCGCCTCGTTACAAATATCCACTACTGAAGGCATTGTCTTACCAACCTCTCTACACTAACTAATACGCCTTTGCTTGCGCCTGAGTCACCACCCTTGACTATCTTACCCGCCTTGTGGGCTTCTCTTGCCAAGGTCTTTAATCTGTCTGTTGGCAATAATACCACAGTTTTGTCTGCAAGTATAAACGCCCAAAACGCTGCTTGTGTAGTGCTGATACCGGATGGCTTTTCCCTACAAAAAAACTCCACAAACACATTACCTGTCTGTGAAGCCATGAAGTCGCGTTTAACTTCTATCGTCTTACTTTCTAATAAATCGCCTAGCCATTTTTCATATAGCTGGCCTACCTCTAGGTCATACCTAAAATCGTTGTTCTGCTTCACATATGGCCCTCAAAGAAAGAGGGGGCGGTTGCCCGCCCCCGCTATACTTAGTCTGGAGACTCGTCACAGTCGATTTGTACGACTTTGGCTTCTTCCATACGCACGGCGCCCAGTGACATGCAGTAGTAGACTTGAGTTGCGTAACTCTTGTCTGCCCGCTCATCAATGCGTGCTGATACGTCTTTACCAAGGCCAAGTGTCAGTCCGTCTTCTGCCCAAGCAAAGCAGTTACGAATATCATCTGTCTCAGAGCCATCGCTTGTGGTCAGGCGATTTGACATGATGAACTTGAAGCCCATGAAGGTATCCAGTTCACCCTGTACAAGAGCCTTAACACTGTTGAAGTCGCTCGACGTTACGTTTGTGTCAGCAAGCAGAGACTGAATCTGGCTTGGTCCAACAGCAATGTAACGTGGGATTGACGGGTCAACGTCACCTGAATCCAAGGTAAACTTGGCCTCACGCAGTTTTGCGAGAGTCAGGTTAGTGTTGCCGTTAGCGATGGTGTTGGTCAAAGCCTGTGTGCCTGAACCAGTTTCGCCAGTTGCCGCTGTGCCAAGGGCAGCAGCGATAATAACGTCATCCATTGAACGGCCCATAGCTGCTGCTGCGGCTTGTGCGTAGGATGATGTCGGGTCGATGAGCATGCGAATCTTATCTTGGTCGTCAATAAGGTCTGCATACTCGTAGTCAGCCAGAGTCAGACGGCGCCGTGAGTGTGGCGTGTCAATCTGTGGAGTGTTGGCATGACGAGATGACCGAACTTGCGCAGTTGCTACGCCAATTTGGTCGATAAAGGCATTTTTGCCAACAACATTCTCAATACGCACCGCATCACGCAGACGAGAACCCATCTGCTGTGATAGCATCTGCACGTTAGCAGAATACTGTTGTACAAATGCCGTGGTTACTTGTGTGGACATAATGTCCTCCTTTGCTTCACGGTTACATTTACACTAATTGCGGTGTGCTACCCTTGCGGACACCCCTAGCTTTATTAGCCCTTTTGGGGCTGTCGTCTTCCCGACTGCCAACAGGACGAGTTTCCCCGCTACCCTGCATGACCCACTTGTAGTACCTGTCTGCAAGTGAGTCTGGATTTACTACGTCACGTTGTGTGCCATACTCTAACGCAACTCGTAAACATTCTAGCCTAATCTCAACATCATCCATGGATGTACGTCATTAGTTCTTGAACCCTGTCTATCGCTTGCTGGCGACCCACAACATTCTTTGAATCTGTGTACACCGGAGAAGTCATAATCGAATTTATCTCCGCTTGTGCGGCATTTTTCGACATAAACCCAGCCTGTGTTGAGTCAGACACTGTATCTTCACTGGTTACACTATGCCTGAAGGACGCAATGTTTGCAAATGCCTTAATAAAATCAGGGTGATTGCCTACCTTAGTGCCGTCAGCAAGCTGCATTTCTAACACCTCTGGTGACGCAAATTCCTGAAAAGCATTTGCCGCCGATTGTATCTTGCTTTCGTATGCCTCGCCCCACTCTTGCTTGAGTTCGGTCTGCACCTGCTGCTGATACTCCTGCTCAGAGTGTTGCATTTTTGCCACACTCCCCTCAGACATTGACTTGTAGTATTCCAAGATACCGGACGCCTGGTCCGGTGTCAGCCTTAGTTGATGTGCTACACCTTTGAAATCATTGGCAATTTCTTCTGTAACTATATTGCCGTCAGCTGTAACTTCATAGCCTTCCGGTGTCTCTGGCCTTCCTAGTCTCCCATAAATGTTGTCTAAGTCTTCATCCGTTGGGTTCATAGGCATCGGTAGTTTATCTGCTCCGATTAGCCTTTGTGCGTTTACATAAGACCTCGCTAAGTTACCTACATCACGAATAGGGTTTAGGCTTGGGTGGTCACGCAGTTCCTCTGGAATCATGTTCAGAAAATCGTGACCAGACCCGCCTTGTGCCACCTCTGCTGGGGTTTCCAGCGGTGCGGCCTCTGGCTGGGCTACCTGTTCGATTGCTTCTTCAGACATTACTTCTCCTCTGTCATCATGTTGTGTATATGAAGGATAACAGCACGTTTTCCTTCTTCAAAAGCCGTGGCATTAGCATCGCCTGCCACATAGCTTGAACCACGCCAGTTGCAGCGTGCCTCAAGGTCTTTTAGCACTTTGAGTCCCGCATTGGAGTCAAAGGTCTTCTTATACATATCTCGCAGCTGTTCTATTTCTTTCATTCTTGAACCATCCTAACAGCCTGTGCAGCTTGCGCTGTAGTGTACACATCTTCCTGTTCTTGCTGCCTCTGCATCATCATGGCCTCTTGTTCAGCGCGTTGCTTGCGTGTCTCTGCTACCTCACGGCTAGAGCGGAGTGTAGTCTTAGGAACACCAAGCGCATCAGTAACATGCTCAACTAAGCCATCTGGGTCAATATGGTCTCCCACTGGCAGCGACTGTGCAAGCGGAAGCAATATCTCAAGCGCACGCATCGTGTTGTTAAGGCTATTAGACTTCTGTGCCTTTGCCAGCGGTGACACATATTCAATGTCTATGTCACGGCCTTGCAAAATCTCTGGTGGTTCTGCCAGCATGCCATCACGCAGCATCAGCGAGAATACACGGTCAATCATAGGGCGCAGCATTTCATTCATTAGCCTGCCAAGAACAGGGCCGATAACGCGCATACGTTCTTCTTGACGCTGGACAACCTCTGTAGCTGTCATCCCCGGCTGGCCTGAGAACAAAATCTGGTCAACGTAAAATGCTTGACGAATTGCAGCCCGCCGCTGTTCTTCCATATTTAAGCCAATAGGAATGTTGGCACCAGTCTGCAATGGTGTGATGGTGTCTCGTGAGCCTGCACGAAAAAAGTTAAGACCCCCCGGTTGTGTACGAATAGGTAACAAGAAACCGTCATCAGGCACAAGCAGAGGCGGGTCAATCTGCTTTTGTGCAGCCTGAATAATTGTCTTAGACATCAAATTCAGCATCTTAACATCAGGCAGCGCAGTCATAGCTGGTGAACGACCCATAACCTCACCAGTTGCTTTCAAAAAGCGCGGCACGACGTAAGGAAGTTCCTCAAAACCACCCTCTGACATAATCATCTTAGTCTGCATGCAAAGATACGCAGACATAAATGGCATGTTCTTGTTGTTACCCTTTGTTACATCGCGCTCTGTGCGAGGCATAACCGCATGCAGTATTTCGACTTCCTCATCAGGATTCTTTTCAACCTTTTTCTTAATGAAGTCGCTGACATTCTCAATGCCAAAGCGCTCTACAGCTTGCTCCGCAGTCATTCTGTACATACGGAATACGGTGTTCACCATGCCAAACTGGTCTTCTTGGGCGTAGAACTCAGAAATGTGGCGTGTGCTAAACCGTAGGTCACCTTTGTCCATTTCAATAAACATGCAGGATGTACCGAATACAACCAAGTCAACGTAGGTCTCATGTACCTCAGTCTCAAAGTTTGACTGATTAAACGCCCGCATCATGCGCATTGATGTGTCTTGCAGCCATTCGCGCACATCATCGTCACGATTAATGTCTGTATCTTTGATGTCCAAATGGAACCAAGGCGCTGCACCGCTAGTCAGCATGCCATGAAGGAAAGCAGCCATCAGGTCGATAGACTGTAGCGCTGTACCATCATAGATAAGTTCCATGCGCTTTTCACCGCGGGACCGCTTCTTCACAATATCAGCCTTGCGCGGAAGCATGTAGTCCGCAAGTTCCTGATAGTGTGTGTCCCAGTTATCGCGGCGGCTTTTAATATAGTCAAACCGCTTTGCTATGCTGACTGCTTTATCCATGACTTACCCCAATAGTGTTGGTGTTTTGGTTGTAGGTGTTGCTGTATCACCTAGCGCACCAGCCACAATAGTGGAGCCACGACCCTTACGGCGCTTCATTTCGCCTGTCATCGCTTCTTCAGCCAATGCTTTTGCTTTGCCCATGTTAGGCTCTGGCGGTGGAGGTGGGGCTGGGGGTGGTGTCGGCATTTTGGGGGTTAGAAAACTCATATCACTCTCCTTATTGGGCTTGGCGCTGGCAGCGTCATATCTCGCAGCTTCATATATGACTCAAAATTATTTAGGCCGGATAGTGCAGATTGCATATTAGCCCTTATAGTTTTGACTCCATCAAGGCGGTTCACATCCAAATCAAGGTTTATTTTACCACCATTAATAAAGACATTTTGTTCTGATAGCCGCCGCCTTATTAGGCCAAGAGACGCAGCGCCGCCTGCTTTATAAACATCCATAAATCCAGCAGCAATTTTGGCTAATTTGGCTGTGTCGTAGTCAGTTTTACCAGAACGAGCGCGGGCTAGATGGCCCAATGCCTTGCGAAAATTTGGTTGATTGTGACCTGCATTGTATACATACGACAAACTAGCAACTTGCTCATCAGCAGTAAGTGCGTCAAAGTTTATGCCGGGAATGCCCAAGTCTTTGTTTCCGTTTTTCATAAAACCTATGAAACCCATAACAACTTGTCTGGCCTGTTCTTGTTCCGGCAACGAGGCATCAATCTTAAACATGCTCCGCGTTTCGTCTGTAATATGGTACTTACCACTTGTATTGCCGTATTCTTCTTGGCCTTGCAGTTTTCCTCTAGCCGACTCAACAGTAAATAAGGCATCCATGGTTCTGCCCATGACATCTTCTTGAGCAGTTTTAACTGCCTGTATACCTGCTTCTCTCCGGGATTCTTGCTGTACTGCCATGTTACCAACCTTACTTGTATAGGACTCCCCCGCCTTCCAGCAGGGTTTCACCAGCAAAGCGCTTAGAACGAGTAGCCCTAGCGCGTTTCTTAGTCGGCGCAAGCAGTGTTCCCGCTGCCTCATCTTCAATCACTGGCTCATCCGGCTGAGGCTGAGGCTCTGGCTCATCGCGTTCTGGCGCGTCTTTAAACGGGTCAAGGTCGGGACGCCCCGTATAAACCTTACTGCCTTCGACAAGCCCCGGCTCAATAATACCAGCGACGCCACCACGCTCATCCTTAACAATCTCTGTGCTGTAAGTAATCTTGCCATCCTTAATAACAGGCTCATCCTTAGCAATCTTTGTCAGGATATTCATGGCCGACTTTGCGCCGATTGTATTTAATAGGTTTACGCTGCCAACTGGCGTGTCCGGCAACTGCCCAGCCCTAGCGCGGGTTGCAAGGTCGCCAAGAACATCACGGTTCAAGTCAGGACGGCCAGCAATATTTGCAGCTGCTGTGTCTCTGTCTACACTTGGCAAATCACCAACAGTAGCCAGCACATCTCCAGGGCTTGGGCCAAGAGTACGAGCCAACTCACCGCTTGGTGCAGTCTTTTTAATGTCGGCCTTCATTTCTAAACCGCCACCGGGCTTGGACGTAGGCGTGTAACGAACACCAACCTCGCGCATCTTTTCAGATGCTGGCCCGCCTGTATCACCTAGCTTTGCGCCAGTCTTTGGCGTCGTCGTGTCTCTTTCCTGCCGAGGAGGAGTCGGAGCCTTTGGCTTAGGCGCAGGTTTTGGCTTAGGAGGTGGAGGTGCTGTCCTGCCACGCTCTACACCACGATTTCTATCGCTGCCGCCAGCGCCGCCGCCGCCTCCACCTGAACCCATCTTAGTTCTCCTTTAACTTATGAAAACCGACCTTGCCAGTCTCCGTTCTTAACCAATAGCAGTCACTATAACCCATTTGAATAAAAATGTCTTTTAAAGACCTAAAGCCCTCAGTTATGCCTTTGCGACCACCAAAACAGATAAAATCAATAACCCAAGGACTATCGCCATCACCACGCCATGCGCTAGGCGGGAACTTGCCCGTTGCCATGTATCGGTCAATGTCATCGTAGTCGGGGAATGCCCATGTAGCAAATAAGTAAGGAGTCGCTTCAGCATCTAAACCAAATATGTAATTACCCATTGCCAACGGCGGTTCTAAATACAATCTTTTGTCAGCCCTTGTATAGTCAGCATGATAAGGGCTGTATTCCATCATCATAGACGCAGTGTCGTAGTGAAAGCTGCTTATTTCCATTAAGGTTTACTCAAATCAATGTTGAAAAGGGTTGTAACTGTTGTCCGCAACCTGTTGAGGAGGCTTGACCATCCTTGTTCTGTTTTCAAGCCCGACCGCAAGGTATCGGAACGCATCTGCTGCATGGCTTGTAAAGTCGTGTCTTGGTGCGTCTCTGAAGCTGCGTTTTTTGTCATCCCATTCCTGCCTGTACTGCCGCAGCATATCTAACCCCTCCGCTGTCTTGTCGCGGTCAAAGTAGCATTTAGGCAGTAACATCCGTGCGGCATTGATGCCATCAGCAACCTTCATCTTAGGAACTACTTTGAATCTGATTCCGAGCGAGTAAGCCGTTTCAAGCCTGCTTTTACCCGAACCCAACTCACGGACCTCAATGTCGTGAGGAGCGAGGTGGTCGCCATAATTATAATCTTTCTTTGTGAGTATATCTGCATAATGGTCGAGACCAACGCCAGAACTCTCGTAATAATCAATAACATTTACCGCACCGCCTCTGAATATTTGCGCAAACCAAATGGCCGTAGAGTCATTAATACCCAAGTCCCAAGCCGTATGAACCGGATACATAGGGTCGTAAGGCACCCTAGTAATGCGGTCATCTTCCTCAGCTTCCCCTAACAACTTGCCGTAGTAGGCGCCGATAATAGCCGCCGTAAAGGAACACTCGTATTCCTGTTCGTACTGCTCAGGCGTCATCTGCGCCTTAGCAGCATCTAATTCATCAGGCCTAACAATACCTGTTTCACTAGCCTTACAAACTTTAAAATACCAGTCTTGAGAGCCTTCGGCAATCTGTCCACGCGCCGTGTCTAGCAAATCAAAAAAATGGTTATGCCCCGCAGGCGTGCCTAAAAAACAAGCCGACCCCTGCCTGTCAGATAACGCAGGCCGTACAACCTCCCCCCATACCCTTGGATTTTGCATGCCAAATTCATCGAAAACACACTCATCCAAGTAAATACCACGCAGAGCATCCGGGTTTTCGGCAGACAACAACATTAACCGCCCCCCGTTAGGAAAATCTGCACGCAGTTCAGTCTCGTTAAACGTGACGCCAGGAATCACAGATGCGTAAAACTTCACATAATCCCAAGCAATACGCTTGGCCTGTGCAAACGTAGGTGCAACAAACGCAGTGCGCGGCCTTGGCAAAGGACAAGTCAGTGTCGTCTTTATTAGCTGATTAACCGCAAACACAGTCTTGCCAAAGCGCCTGTGCATCACTAAGACATTCCAGCGCTTCAGGCTGTTGTGCATTTCAGCTTGGAGCGCACGAGGCTTATACGGAATCTTAACGTCCATTAGCTTTCCCACATAATGCGTATGCCACCGTCAGTCACCTCAACGCCAGCCTTGTTCTTTTGTTCGCCAAAGCGCTCAGGGATAATCTTCTGCACCTTCCAGCGCACATGATTGGCATAATCACGCAGTACATGCGGGTCATAGTCTTTCCGCTTGTTAAGGGCATCGTCATACAGCTTATCAAGCTCCTCTAGCGCCTTCTCCGCACTATACTGCTGTGCAGTGCGTACTGCAGCATCAAGTTCCTCGCTGCGCTTCATACGCTTGTACAGAGCCTGCCTAGTAACGCCAGCACGATTACAAGCATCTACCATCGTAAAGCCATCGGCTAAGTCAGCAATGATTTGCCGTGTTGTGTAGGTTGTGAGTTTAGTCATGCTTTCTCCGTGTGTGTGGTGGACATGTATTTAATACACATCGACGCCGCCCCGTCCGCGCGGGGTGCATGCCTTTGTATAGACCCCCCCTGCCTGTTGCTGTTATGACACAGTGTTGCATTTTTGCCACACTATGATAGGCTTGCGGCTACATTGCCGCGCGATAGCCCGTGTATACAGTGTGTGTGCCGACACTTACAAACACAGTACCATCCCAATCAATCCAAGCACTTACAACCTGCAGCGCCTCATCTGCCAGTGTAAACTTTTCTATGAATAAGGCAACAATCTAGGCAAAAAACCTTACTCTTGCCACATTCTCGCCCCATTCGCTGCCCACATTGTGCTTATCGAAACGCACACAACAGGAGGCAGTAACATGAAACTGCACGAATACACACAAGACGAACTGGACGAACACTACACGTTCTTAATCCAGTACGGTGACGAGCCCGATTGCATCCGCTTTTATCGCGCCAAGGCATCCGGCATCACCCGCATGATTGACGTAGACAGCGGCTTTGACGTCATGGCAGAGGGCGGCAATCGCATTTTTGCATCGGACGCTGAGGCATTGGCCTATGTGCGGCATGTAATGGATAACAGTTATTAAACCGGAGGCAGTAACATGAACCCACAC